ATGCTGGGCAAGTCTTTGATCGGGTCATATTCGCGATCCTCTAGGGCCGCTGTGATGCTTCTCACCAGGTAGGGGTTCTTAGCTTTACGAGCCGCTCTGAGGGCTTCTAGAAGCCTCTCCCGGTGCTCGGGGGTAGGCATAGTCATGTGATCATCTTTGTGTGCGTTGTGGGGTCTTCTGGGTGGCTCTCAGGACCAAAGCCCTCAGCCTTCAACTTCGCCTGATCTAGTTCTGGTTTTGGAAGATTCTTCTCAGCAATCTCCACAGCCCAATCCTTTAGGGCTTTACCGGTCTCTGTGTATTTAGCTGTTCCTAATACTCTCCAAACATCTTTTGGATCTTTATCAGAGATACATCTAGAAGAGTTCTTATAGAGAATTACAAAGTAATTCCCTCCCTCTCTCATCCTATGATGTTCTACATAGAGACCTCTACCATTACTAGGGAATGGTGTTGGTTTCATTTGTGAATGTTATGTGGGTTTGGTGATGATTGGTGTGTGTTCACCTTCACCCAGACCTGGGGGACGACTGCGTCCTCCCTACGGTACGGCCACGACTTTCGGGCATGATGTGTGTTATTTACAGGGATCTATGTGCTCTATTTATGGGGAAAGTCGCCAAACCCAAAGGAGTCTCACCTTCATAGTCTTGATTTAGTTGTGGTTATGTGTGTTTGAAGAAAAGGCCCAATGTGTTTCGAGAGGGCCTTTCACCGCAAATCCACACAGGAGAGCACCACTTCTCCTGCCTAAGTGACGCCATTCGGCGTTACCACTCGTAGACGCCAGTATCTACCTGGGTTTTGAGTGCTTTGAAGGAGCGGCCTGTTGCTAGTGCATCTGTGGCCTGTGATGCGTAGTTTTCGAAGGCGTATTGCATTGCTGCCCACTCTTCGTGTTTGCGCTGTGCCTGGAGCTTGGAGGCGGACAGGGCGACAGCATCGGTGAAGTAGCGCACACCCTGCGCCAGGGCGTCCACACGGTCATCGTGTTTGACAGCACCGGCCTCCCGGCACATGCGACTCATCTGATAGCCGAGCATGTACTCGAGGCGCTTCTCTGGGGGAGCATCTGGGTTTGAGGAGTAGTCCCACTCCCAGACCTTCGGATCGATGATCAGCTTGTGCTGGTTCATGACCGGCTCGAGCGTGTCGATGATGCGCTCTTCTTTGCGTGCGGTAGCGCGTACCTCTTCGATCTCCATACCGCCACCCATCTGTGCAATGTGGCGCTTAAATAGCTCACAAATTATCGCATCTCCGAAGTTACTTTCCACGATAAGGCGTGTTGCTTTATATCTTCGGCCAAGCCTGATAATGCTAGATAAGGTGGTATCAGAATAACCATCCCTGGAAGCAAAAATATCACGAACAAAGATATAACCGTTAGCCTGTGATAGAACCACAGCAGTAGTTTCATCTGTACCACGTCCAGAAGGGTCTACAGAGACGATTGACTCGGTGTAGGGGACAATCCCCTCATCGATAAACATCGGCCCGTAGAAGCGGTCTCCTGGCAGTCCTACGGGGTTTAGGTCTTTAAGTTGATATCGCGGGTCAGAAGACCACGCATAAGCCTCTGCACACTCACTGCCCAGAGGCGTAACGATCAGGTCAGAGAACTTAAGGGGGAACTTCTCTGCATCGCTCATGCTGGTGTCGAGCATGAACTGCAACATGAAGTTGGAGCGGCCCATTGCCGACTCCCGCTCCATGAGATCTAGTTCGTCGAATCGTGTGTCTGTTGGTGTCCACGCCTCTGCGCCATTCTCGAGATCTGTGACCAGCTGCGGTGCGAGTAGGCCCTCATATTTGCTGGGGTCTCGCGGGTAGCGTGCAGGCCAGACGAACGGGCGGTAGGAGCGTTCTGCAAGTTTTCGGTAAACTGTGAATGTCGACTGCGGAGTCCCAAGAAAGAGTATTCGGGAATCATCATTAGGTGTTAGGATAGATTCACTTTCAGAGACGAGCTGAAGTAACTTCTCGCGTTGGGAATCTGTGGCCGAGTTGGATGGAACCTCGACGTCATCGTATACTAGTACATCTGATCTACTCCCGGTCATCTGGCCAGTGATACCAACGGATTTGACCGACGGGGCCTGGTGAGGTTTGGCTGGTCCGACGTCGAAACTTATGCGTGACCATCGTTGGTCAGAGTCACGGGGACGAAGATGGGACAACCAGTCAATATCCAGAATAAGCTTCTGGCAAAAGATGGAAAAGTTATCAGCCCGCTCCTTAGAGGCAGAGATAACCATGATCTTACGATCAGGGTCACAATATAAAATCCAGAGCACAAAAGCTGCAGTGATCCAAGATTTACCAACACCACGAAAAGCACTGATCTGTAATCGTTTGGGACCGTGTTGTAAGTATTCAGCGATTGCTAGTTGCGCCCGTGTGGGCTTTGGGAGATCGAGTTCTCTCCACACCAGCGTCAGGAAGACCCGAAAGTCCTGTCTGATCCTGGCTTCTAGTTGTTCTACAGACATATCGGTTGCACGCAGCCAACTGAGCTGCTAGGATTGAGGGAGTCACACAAATGACTCATGAAAAAACCACGTTCATGGGACGAGGCCCGGAAGCATCCAGGCATCTGTTCTATTGATTACGAAGCGCCGGGCAGCCCAATGTCCAATGACGATGCCCCCTGGTTGGTGACTCTCAACCAAGGTTGGTCATTTAACGAGGACATGACGATCACGTATGTCTGCAACTTGCGAGACCTGCAGGATCTATGGGGCGACATTGTGAACCTTCCTAGTGAAAGTTGTTAGAGGCCGCCCCACAAATGAGTGGGGCATTTGGCCTCAGTACTTTTACCTACTTCGTCTTAGCTTTCTTCTTAGGGAAGCCTGCCTTCATGTTGGCGTAGGCCTTTGGGCTGATCGTCGACTTTTTCTTTGAGCGGCTAGTGCCAGCTTTCTTGCGGGCGTTGATGTTGCGATAGAGGCTCATTTCTTCTTAGGCGGCCGGCCCTTCTTTGAGCCGTAGGTTCCTTTTCCTTGTGGCATGGTTATCAGGCGTCGACGTGAGTAGCCAGGCCGGTAGTGGTAGAGGACACAGCGTTGCCACGCTCACAGGCCTCAGCCAGGATGTCAGCAGCATCACGGGCAGTAGCGCCGGTGGTGAGAGCACCCAGAGCAGTCAGGGCAGTGGAGTCCAGCACCTGGGCCAGCTCGAGGTAGTTAAGGGGCGAAGTTTTCTTCGCGATAACAGCAGTAGTAGTAGCAGTCATTTAATTAAGAAGCAGAGAGAATTAAGAACTCTTCCACCCGCATGGATCCCTTTTTTTGATTACAGGAACGACACGCAGTCGTGCAGTTGGAAGCGTCCCACCTAGCACCTCCCGCACAGCGGGGGTGGATGTGGTCAATAGTTAAGTCGTCAGTAGAGCCGCAGTATGTGCATCTGTATCCATCCCGAGCAAATATGTTTTCCCTCCACATTCGCTTCGCATCAGATGCGCGAAACGTGAGGAGGTCATACATGAGGCTTCGGGGAGTTTCCATCGGTGGCTCATTCCATTTCTATTTCTTGGTCGATTTACCGCCCGACCCGTTGCGTGCCCGGTTAGCGCTGGCGCTTTCGCGCACCATGCGTCCGGATTTGGTGTGGCTGTAGTCCTTACCGCCTTTGCCGTAGTTACCGTCCTTACGTCGAGCTGCATTCAGCTCTGACCGGTAGGCGCGATTGGCGGGGGTTTTATTGCGCCGGCGTTGTGCGGCGTTCTTCTTCGCCCTGGCTTCTGGATTGCTTCGGTAATAGGAAGCAGACCGCCTGGGCTTGGCGACACGTTTAGGGGCCATTAGAGGACCCCCTGGACGTCGTCGAAAGTGAGCTCTGGGATGAGCCCGGCCAGGGATGCCAGGGGTGAACCTGCAACAGGCACACCAGTGATGTCGTTCTTGTGCAGCCAGTCGATAGCTGCGCGGAGATCAGCCGTGGTGGCCTCTCCAGTCTTTATACGTGCGACGAGTTCATTAGTGAGCAGTAGATGTAGCTCATTGAATGATTCTTCCGACGCTCTTTTCTTTGCCATTTAATATGCCCTCAGTAGCATCAGTAGTTTGTACAAGAGGTACCACAGGCACAGAATTAGTAGAAGTTCCAGCATCTTTAAGCACAGAAACAATAGGGACAATGTCACTACACAAGTGTTCAAATCGTGAGCCAGGCCTGAATGTGAATCCATCCTTTTGCAAGGCCGCACATTTCGTGGCTCGGAGCAGGGCGTAATCCAGCCTTTGCCGTTCCTCAACACGTTTGGCGATGGATTTACAACGCTCGACCATGCCCCCATCAAGAGGCACCATAAAATTCAGCTGGGCACCCCAGTTGTTGTTTAGAACGTAACCATCTGGGTCTACAGGGTTTGTATCGTTACCCATGTAAAAAGGCGAGAAGGTCATGGTTGCTCCATTGCAACTTGTGCCACTTCTAAAGTGCTGCCTGGAGGGAGCTCCATTGTTTTGGAATTGCACCGCCTGGTTGTTCACTGTGCCAACGGCCTGCGTGGTTGGAGCTGAGGTTAAGTTTGTGTCACCACCCTCTGCATAAGCAGGGGCACACAAAAGTATCACTGGGAGAAGATACTTAGCGTAGTTTCGTTGATTGTTGTGGTGATATCCTCGGTGATGTCGATAGTTTCGATCAAACCAGCAGGACGATCCACGATCTCCATTTGCCATGGTTCGTTAGCGTTGGTAACGCTGAAAGTGGTTGCAGCTTCTGTGATGTCACCAGAGGCAGTTACATTGGTACCTGCCCAGCTCTTGTGGTTACCGCCATAGACTTCGTGGGCAACGGTCCGCTGGATATCAACGGTCGTTGTGGAAGTGCTTTGAGATGAGCCTTGGCTCCAGCTGGGGGTAACAGTCTGCGCTTGAGCGTGGACACCGGCCAGAATTAGAAGAAGTAATAGTTGAATCTTCATTCCTTTTTCTCACGGTTGATATGAAAGGTTGTAAGAGTCCCACTAAGAATCGAGGCGACATAAGTGGGATCAAACTTATCTAGGATGCCAGCATAGGAAGCAGTAAGTAGTCCAGCACTCCAGACCAGGACAATAAATTTAATCACCGTACCTACGGCTTCGTTTTGGCTTTTTTTGAAAGGCGATTCCATGCTTGTTTCAATACAGGTTTCATGGCTGTCACGAGCCACTTAAATACAGCAGTAGCTGTCAGTGTGGCTGCCACAGAAACAACTGCTGTTGTACCCGCAGTTGCCAAGATCTCAGGCGTTGGAAGTGGTACCTCAATATCAGTACCAGGCACATCCAAGTATTGGATCTCAGGTGGTTTGATTTGTGGAATCTCGGGCTTTGGAGGTGTTACAGGCTTCTCTTCCTTTTCAGAAGCCTCACCTCCACCTGCAGGCTGCAAGCCTTCTGGCGGTACCAGCAGGGGCCTGTAAGACGGCAACTCAATCGTTGGCATCTCTAGGGTTGGCCTGGGTAACGCCAGGGGCTCTGGCAGCGAAAAGTCAGGTATTGGTAGCGGTTCGGGTATCACTCATCGGCTGGAAATAGGCCGGCCCTGATAAAGGCCACGGCTTGGTCGTCGATGGTGTTGTCACTTTGTTCAGCCAACTTAGTCAGTAGGTCAACGATCAAAGTCTTCACTGTTTCAGACTTAAGAAAAGAAAACAGGACAGGGCGGATAAGAGCAATCATGATCAGTTCCAGGGAGTACCGGCCCCAACGGTGGGGGTCGCTTGTTCTGCGAGTTGGGCGTCCAGGGCTGCAAAAACTTCTGCAACCTTTTCTTCGCCAAGGGTGGTTTTTACCCAGCCCACGCACACTTCCTCAGTGAGGTCGGCATAAGGGGTGGTCACATCGCCTTCCAGGCCGATGGAGCCGTAGGCACCTGCGGAGTACACCTCATCGTCAGAGCGTGCATCAACGGTGTAGTGGACGACAGAAACGCGGCCGTCTGAAAGAGTGCGCTCAAGGTTGGCGACTTTCCAGGTAATAGTAGACATTATTAGTAAATAAAAATAAGGGTGAATTAGGCAACTTTCACGATAATTTTGGCACGGCCATCGTCTTCAATGGCAATAACCTTACCAACTGAGGACATGTATTCAGCCATTGTCAAATCTGCTTCAGCTTTTGCAGTGCCTTCAATAGAACCATCAGCGGCAGCAGTAGGGATGATGTGCTGCCCAGGAGTTGCGCCCGTCACATTGACAGGAACCTGACCTGAAAACGCAATACGATCGACAAGCTGACGCGCAGCTTCTAAAGCCTCTTCGTAAGCAACAGTA